AGCATATTCTGTCCATGGGTTCAAGTAAACAGGTTCGTCAAACTCGAAAGAGGTTGGCGCTGATTGTATACTTGAAATATTACCAGTATTCGATGGGACGCTTACTTCGTTCGCGTTTTTAAATACACAACTTCCTGGAATAATTTCACTCCTTGACGGTGAACCATTTTCCATTGGTCGAATCTGTAACTGAACAGGTAAGTCATCATCCTTCGTCTCAAAGTACAGGTCAATCTTCGTTAACGTTACGCCGAACTGATTATTAACCTTGAAACTTTGCGCCAGGGGGTTTTCCCTAGACGCTACTGGCAAAATACTCGTTGAGTTATACTGGTTAGAGTTGACGCTGACATAATCATTAAGAAGCGTCGACATCGTTCCGTTATACAACGATGGGTTAACTGGAGTTTGTCCAGGTGAGTTAAGTCCAGGAACCTTCGCGTCGAGTAAATCAATCTGACCGTCTGTAATACCGTCCAGGTATTGCTGTACTTCTGGGGCACTATAGACCGATGGGAACGCACCGCCTTCCCAGATAGGACCAGTGAACTCAGGAGCGCGAGTGCTCAACACCGTTGGGCGTTTGTTCTCGATAGCACCTGCCGCAGTGTAGAAAGCAACTGCTTTACTTCCAGCAACTGAGTAATCGTTTTCTGTAATATCGAGAAGTTTAAATTCTCTGGTTCCCGTTCGGAATCGCAACCCACCAGATGTTTCAGTCGCAGGTTCAATATAATTCTTAACACCGAGAGAAGGTCTAATGTTAGGAATGAAGAAAGAACCCTTGATCTCACCAGTTGCTGACGAAACCAAAGTAGATGAACCATCAGGATGAGAAGTAACTGCTTGGTTTGTCTGCAGATTGCCCTGATCGTCATCTCTTCCTGCGAAACGGTCAAATGATGTTTCGATACGAACCCAATCTGAAACATTTACACCGTCGAAGAAAGGAACAAACTTAGTGTTTGGTTTCAATCCTTTCGCGTGGAAATAAATTTTCCTAGATCGCATCCATGGAGTAATCGCCGCGTCAATGACACGATTACCGATTGTAGAACGAATAGTTTCAGATGAAACAACTCGACTAACGTGTCCTCTCGTCGAGGTGTTAGTTTGTCTCCTAGTTTTTTCTGAGGAATACTTTCTTAACTCGTAAAGACCTCTACGACCAAACGCGCCGAACCTTCTGTTACGTACGACACCAGTAGAAATAGTTGGACGATCTTCAGGCACTTCGATATCTTCAATGCTACGACCTGCCCAGTTCCATTCCCAGTTATTCCAAAGCAATGCTTCTTTTCTGTCTAATCTCGTCGAACCGTCTACAGTTCTTGAACCAGAATATCCAGTTCCCTTCCATTCGTCCGAACTAGGCGAAAGAACGATACAACCAATATTCTCTGCGTTCTTGAATATGTTTACTGGTACTGAATTACTCGCTATATTCTGTGAGATGAATTCAGCGGAATCATAGTTCAGATAAATGTTATCGCCTTTTAGCGTAACACCAGAAGAAGCAACATTGTCATAAATCAAACGAATGTTATCTTCATCGAAACCAGGTCTAAGCAACTTACTTTCTGGATCAATCGAGGCACGATAGTCGTCAATTTCTGTATCAGTTGAAACCTGATCAGAAAAGTTATCAACGACAAATCCAGTTTCTGGTCGAGCATTACCCGCAGAATCTTTTAACGTTTCCAACTTACTGTCAAGTTCAACAAAACTTAACGTAGTCGTCTCTTCTAGTTTGTCAAGTTTTCTTTCGAGTTTGTTAATATCTGCCATAGTATAACGCTTGTGTTCAATCGGCGTTACCGAGAGATCTTGAGCGTCTAAAGTGTTGGCATTTAAAACAATCTTGTACAACTCTAATGAGTTTTCTGGTGTTTTCTTAAATTGCGGTACTTCTGCCTGCTCACCCTTGAGTAATGAGAACTCGCCTTCTTGAGATACAATCAACTTGTCTGCGCGTGGCAAATAAAACGCAACGTCAGCAGTAAAGTTAGATCCGTTTCTAGGCAGTTCTTTTACGTTAGCGAAAGAACCGTTTGCTAATTTGTCAGGTCTAAAGTCAACGAACTCTCTTAGTTCAACGATTGAACCGTTCTTCAACCTGTGGTTAGGGATCTCTGCATATGAAACATCATATGAGTTAATATCATAGAAATTACCAGAACTGGTTCTATTGAAATATCTGAATCGGCAGAAAATATTTCCGGCGATTGTTTTTCCTTCATCGAGAATCAAACGACCAATAGCATAATAGTTGTCACGCTGGCCATTGTCTAACGTAAACATGCCAGAGACATCTTCACCATTAACGTCAATCAATGTAACCTGAGAAACGTCATAGATATCATGAACGCCAAGGTCTAGGTATTTTACACCAGTGTCTGGATCAGTTTGAATTGTACCAGTTACTTCACCGACTGTAATTTCTTTACCAGCGGCAGTACCGTTATTATTATTGACATAAAAATATACTTCCCAATCACCAGCAGAAAGGTTATTAATCTGAGCGTTTTGATCAGCGTTGGTTAAAACAACTGTCGCGGAAGTAGAAATACCGCCACCAACTTCACTAACAATCCACAAACCTGTATCTGTATACGTTTCGCCTGCAGAAAGAGTTGGTAATGAGATAGAAGTTCCGCCAGTGGTAATGGAACCAGAATACCTTTGAGTAGTAATGCTGATGTTTGTGATATTTGACGGACGAGGTCTCGGCAAATCAAACAACAAATCATTATTACCAACGTCGTTCAAGAAAACTTCATTTGACGTGTTAGGAAGCAAAGTAATATAATCAGTTGCTCCTGTACCGATACTTCTAGCAGCGCGTAAGTCGCCTCCAGTTGTCGTTTCAACATCGAAGACATAAACCTTATAATTGGCACCATCTTCTTCAATTGCTCTAACTCTACAAGTTCCAATAACGTTACTGCTAGGGTCAGATACGTTCGTACTAATATTAACTTCACCGTAACTTAAATCAGGTATACCTGCGTTTCCGTTCGCCAAGAAGTAGTTGCCGTAAGAAATACCGACAGATTGATTTGTAATTGTTTCTGTTCCTTGTGGTTTAGGAACCGTCAAACGAATCGGAGATGGATTGTTTACGCGATATCCATTAACATATGCTCTACCGGCAGATACAATCAAATCAAGGTTGTTATTGTCGCCATCAATTTCGTCCATATTCATTGTGAACGGATGTACGATATAATTTCCTGATTCTTCGTATGTTCTTAACGCGAGGAGATCGTTAATCTTGTTAAACCCATCAATAGATGTAGCGACATCAACAATCTTTGAATTTTCGACTTTTGCAAAATAAACAAACGTGTCATCCGAAGATACGTTCGCCTGTTCAGCAAGAGTCATCGTGATTCTGTATCTGTCCGCACCAGGTGCCGCCGTGTTGGGCGAAGGTCCGGCATTATCATAAAGAGCAGTGTCATCGTCAACTGTTACGATGTCCTGAGTTACTTTGTATCCAACTGTGGTGTTTGTAACCTGCGAATACTTACTCAGGAAAATATCTTGCTCGGAAGCGTGGACGAAATGACCGAGGACATAAAAGTCGCCCTCAGAAACTCTAAACTTTGTACCTGCGCCAACTGGATCAGAAGCACCGTCGGCAACCCTGAAGTTCCAGTTGGTTGCTGTTATAATTTCGTTTGGTGCAAACTGTACAGTTGCAGTTGAAGCGTTCTGAGTTCCAGCGCTGGTATATTGTACGTAAAGCGTATCAGGGTCAGAACCAGTAGAAGCGACTGCCTCAATAACTCTAGCAACAACGCCTGTAACTGTTCCGGTAATTTCTAATCCGACTGGAACGTTTGCGAACGAAGAACCAACTGGACCAGTTGCTGTTGCTAGTTTGACATATCTGTAGTTAGAATTAATTGAAGGCGTGCCAGCGTCAACTGCTGCACCTTCCTTGAAAATATTTGAACCGAAACGCTCAATTTCTTTTTGAATAATCGTTTGTAACTGCGTTAACTCTCTAGCCTGAAGAGACCTTCCAGAATTGAAAAGTATCTTATGATAATTATCTGTTTCACTCCAATCGTCTTTATACGTAGAAGAGAAAGAGTTTGAATTAAAAGTGTTTGGCATGATAATTCCTACAGTTTAACAACTAATTTGACATCTTCGGTTTGATCAGGATCTCGACTGATTCCTGTGAAGTTATTGATATACAATATTTCTCCAGTCTTGGTGTCAACGTCGGGATCTACTAAATGATTCGAAGATTGAAGAGTTCCTTCTCCGCCGGAGTTAGATAAAATTTGCTCACCAGCACTAAAATCAATGAAACCAGTTTCTTCAGTTTGATAAAACCAAACTTGCTTCGGAGTAGAAGTTCCGTCATAGTAAGCAACTAGTGCTTTCGCCTGCGAAGTCTGACCTGTTATCTCTTCGTCTAAATTGAATGGATTTACTATGTCGCTGAAGTTCAATTTAAACAAAGCGTTCCCTGCATTCGCAGTAAAATCTGAGTCTAGTAATGATCCGTATTTTTTAGGATTTTTTATCAGAGTTGACTGTCGGAAATCGTTATCTGTTAGAATAGTGTCGTTTTCTGAGTTAACAAAGTCACTATGGAACATCAGAGAGTCTGCTCTCAGCGAAACAGTAGGATCAGCAGTAATACCTGAAACTGGTCCAATCACTGCCCTCGCTTTGGCACCAGAACCTCCACCATTACCGACAAAAGAAATTGTTACGTCTTTGTATCCACTTCCGTGTTGAATAACGCCAGATACTTCGTTCATAGTTACGTGGGTTAATATTCCGCCATTGTTATTGACTGATGCAGCAGCGTCCGTACCTGAACCTAAAATATTGACAGTAACTGGATTAATATAACCAGTACCACCTTCTAGTATTTCGATAGAAAGGATTGCTCCAGCAACTGCGCTATCTTGAATAGATTTCTGTTCAACCTCAACTGCCGTTACACCAGCGCCTTTAATGAACTGAACCGGAATGTAGTTGTTAGTCATGTGGTTGTTTGCATCTTCAGGTCCAATCTGGTACATATATTTCCAGACATAACCATCAGCAGTTTTGAAAGATGCAGTTTGAACACCAGTCGGTTCAACAGTAGAAACTTGTGGATTGCCAGAAGTATCCTTTGGTTGTTCCAAACAAATATACACTCGCAGGTTCTGGTTCATTACATAATAAGGATTGGTCGAAACGTCAACCTCAGTCGCAGTATCTGTATACGGATAGTAAATCGTACTTGATACCCAGTTTACTCTTGGTAGAACCAATGAATTAGATTCAACAATTTTATATGATTGAAGAGAGTTTCTAACTTTGTTTAAGAAACTGATAGATGAGATATCACTATCGCCTTCTAGATCTCTAATCGGAGCAACGTCAGAGTCGTTCCAATCATGCGCGCGACCAATACCGATATAGTAGTTGTCATCGGCATCGTTAACAGCATCACTTAACGCTGTCAAAAGTGAGTTTTTAAAACTAGAGGTAATTGCTGCTGTCATTTATCTTCTCTATGAAATTGTTAAATTAGTATTGCCGTTGTTGACTATATGCCAAGAGGAAGTTCCCCAAACTAAATCGAGGACGCCGTTCTGGGCGATAACCACTGAGGTTCCGCCGCTTAAATTCGTAGGAGTTACAGTTACATTTCCGGTGTTTTCTGCAATAACACGTATAGTTCTTCCCGAATAGTTTGCGTCTGCTAAAGTTAAACTAATAGAACTTCCGTTAGTACAAACGTGTGTACCGAAAGTAATATCAATGGCACCAGTAGTGTCAACCAGCGCAGACTTTGAAACGCCCTGATAGAGTTCTTCAAAATTCTCATTCATTTTAATTGCAGCAGATCGAAGAGTGTCACCCGTCCCATCATTTGCTGCTGTACCAACGCCTATTAACTGAAGTGCCATTTAATTTATCCCAATTTTGTTTTATTTATAAGGTTATTCGCCGAAATTTCCAGACCTAAGATTTACACCTAAGACGAATGCTTCGCCGACATTGGTAGTACCATTAACATCGCTCGTGGAAGATCCAACATAAATTCTATTGCCTTCAAGAACGATATTGTTTGTCGCCCACAGAGATCTGTTCGTTACAGTTTGCCCACCAGGTTGTCCGCTCAATCCTATTACTTCCTCACCCCATACAGTGTTGGCGGCAAGGTTTCTATCTGTAACAGATGTTATATCATAGATCGGAGTTTCATATGTGCTAAACGTAGGTATACTAATAGAACACAAACTTGTAAACTCAGTTCCATCAAATATATATGTCTCCACATCAGTACCACCTATGGCAATCTGAGTAACACCGTCTACTTTTTGAACGTCGAGAGAAGGACCAGTGACCAAGTCAGCATTGTATCCATGATTGTAAAATGAATACAACCTTGTTCCTGAGTGATCAAAAACATCGACTACGCCACCTTTACCGTCAGAAACGAACAGGTAATCTTCAGTAATCGCAACAGCAAATCCGAATCCTGTTTCGTACTGATTTAAATTTACTGCCCTTCGATCGTCAAATGGAGTCAAAGGTTTTTCAATTGTAACCGCCGTTCCCTGCCAAGAAGATGGATCTGCAGAGGAACAATCCCAAAACGTAACTGACTCTTGAGTGTTTCCAACCTGACCGCCACAAGGATTTCCTGCGATTACAAGGTTTTCTTCAGTTACTGCTAACGAGGTTCCAAGTCCAAAAATAAGATTGCCACCTGAAAGGGAAGTGAGTAGAGAACCAGCATAATTGTAAACTCTAACTCTGCTGTATAAAGGGTCACCAATAAAAATATACTTGTCAGTGAGTTTTATCGGACCTGGACCAAAACCATGGTATTCAGGAATCCCAATGTAATACGCTCTCTTGATTAAATTTATTTTGCATATTTCATTACCGCTAAAGTCATAGACTTTAACAGCATAATAATTATCACCTAATTGATCAGATCTAGCGCAACCAACAGCAAATCTGTCATTAGTTATTGCGACTTGCCTGCCCAACCCTTCATTTGTTTCGCCGATTAAAGTTATATCTGGAGAATCAATTTTAGTTGAGAATCTGTATAGGTTTACTATACCTTTTCCGCCATCATAATTTTGTGCTCCAACTATCATGTATGCCTGCCACGCTTGAACACAAGATCCCCATTCAAGATTCGTAACTGGCACATCAGATCCATCTATTGCTCTTGGGTAAGGAATATATGTAAACAAATCACAGTTAGATGTGTTGAAAGTTTTAAAAATATATTCTGGATCCGGAACACCAAATGAAGGCGTTGCAGGAGGTGGTTCTCTTTCTGCTAGATCTCGCCTCGTTTCCCTTGACTGCAATCCAGCTGATACTCCAGTTCTAAAAGATCCAGCGCCTGCCCAACCCTGTAAAGATAACGGTGGTCTATCTACTGCCATTATTCTGAGA